TATGACATACGGCGGAGTATCATCAAATGGAGTATACGCAACCGCTGTATTAAAATAGGCACCGCCCGCAAACACCAGATTCAGCCAACTCGCCGAAATGAACCAATAAAATAATCCATGAATATCGTCCCAGTCTGTAGTAATTGCGATACTATCCGCTTCATCTATAAAGACTCGCTTCCAAAGCATATTTCTTACCGAATGATGTGTTTTCAGCGTTGACCACATGGTAGACGAGACAAATAAAGCGTCATATTTATCTATAGTATCAAACAGTTTCTCTACTTCAGCGTCTTTCCGCTTCTTTACAAACAGACACTTAAGATTTGTATCATTGTCTACATATGTTTCCCATTGCCCCATAAGGGCGTGGGGAACAATAAACAATGAAGTATTCACGGGTGTTAGTTTCTGTCCTGTTGCCGTTGTTGTTTGATCACGCGTGCGTAGAAGCCCCACATCACGCCCGTCTCCCAACAGAGAATTACCACGAACAATATACTCATTGTACATGGTTGTGGGCGCTGGCATCTTCACAAGCGCTAACGCTGTAAGCGATTTTCCTGAACCTACACGATCGCCAAGAACACCATACGACGTGAATAATTTACCACCCATTGCCTCTCCCTTTACCGGCTCTACATCCAATCCATTTGTCTTAGCAGTTTCCAGGCGTAAAGCCGCCGCTACCGCCGACTGCTGATGAATTAGTAGCGGAGTTTTGAGCCATGATGGAGTCACCGCCTTTGCCGAATCTTCTGTTAACTCTTGCTCGTACAAGGCTTCAAAAAATGACCATAACTTTCTTCGTGAAATGGTTGACATTATCTAAGACTTTTTTGTCACGGGGTTTTAAATACTAATCTAAATTTTTTGGTCTAAATGAGTGAGTGCGTATTATAAATAAAGATGTCAACTGAATGGCCTGGAAAATTACCAAAATCTCCTATGAAACCGTTTGTATCGATTATTACGCCGACCTACAATCGTCGACAATTTCTACCCTACTTAATTGCCTGTATCAAGGATCAAATATATCCCAAAGAGCGTATGGAATGGGTGGTATTTGATGATGGCTCCGATCCTATTGAAGATATACTCCGTCCTGAACTTCAAACAATGAATATTCAGTATCTTCGGTCTGATACAAAACTAAGTATTGGTGCAAAGCGTAATCGCCTCCACGCCGCAGCACGCGGCGAAATTCTTGTCTGTATGGACGACGACGATTACTATATGCCTGATAGGGTGTCGCATGCGGTTACGATGATACTTTCGCGTAAAGTCTCTATTGCGGGTGCGAGCCGTAACCATGTCTACTTTGTAGACGACCATAGTGTTTGGGAAACTGGACCGTTTGGTACCAATCACGGCACCTTTGGCACAATGGCATTTAAAAAGGCGTACGCCTTAGCGCATCCTTGCGATGAATCGCGAGCATTTGCCGAAGAAATTGAATTTACCAAAAAATATACGGAGCCGCTAGTGCAACTGGATCCCCACAAGGTAATGCTTGTCATTGCACACAAAGGCAATACCTACGATAAGAGCAAACTTCGTACAAATAATAATCCTGGTTTCCGTAAAACGGCACTTAAACTCAATAATTTTGTTCGCAATAAGACTCTACGCGATTTTTACGGCACCCTAACAATGTAAGGATTACTTCTTTCGCATAAGTAGGAATGGCTTCGCTCTTTGAACAGATGCCCGGTATGGGAAATTATGCTGCCACGGCTACATCTAATACTGTAAAAGCTGCCAAAAATGTGGGAGGGTCTCATTACGGCAATTGGGTACTGTATTTACTCTTAGCGCTTATTGTTGTTCTTATTTTTATGATGTTACGCGGCTTCAAATTCAACTTTAATATAATGGACATCTTTCGCACACCGAAGTACAGGGCTCTCAAAGATGGACATCTCTTTTGGAAGGATGGCACGGGCGGTGTAAATGGTTTGGTTGTAACAGATGATTTGCTGCCTGATAATATGAATGTAAAGTACACCTACCATTTTGATTTACTAATAGCAAATACTCGTAATCTAACGAATATTGAGGGACCGTACCGCCATATTTTCCATCGCGGCTCGGATGAGCTCGCACCCTCTAGCAACGATATAGGCGCGCCTGTAAGTAACTCACAGTTGCCGCCCTACGGTCTGCCAAAGCGCCTCAATCCCGGTGTATTTTTGGATCCCAATACCAACGATATACTTGTATTTGTAGATACTAAATCTAAGACCGGCGATGTATACCGTGAGTCAGGTCGTATTGTAGATGTTCCTATGGATAAACCTATCCGTATTACAGTGAGCGTACACAATCAGGTTCTTGAGGTAGATTTGAATTGTAAACTCGAGTTGACAAAGGTGCTTGCGGGCGAGCCGAAACCTGTAGAAAATGAAGTATACGGCGTGTGCGGTCCGGCAGCCGCGGAAGCGGCTATACAAAATCTACATGTCTGGCCTTACGCATTACGAAACGATGCGCTCAAGCACTTTTGCCCTATGCCATTCCCGTCTTTCCAGCCCCCACAGAAGTCGTGCGGTGCCTCAACCGATCCCACATTGCTCGCATCACAGGCAAATGCGTCGGTAAATGCGTCCATTGCTTCGGCAGAAGAAAGCGTAATGTCTCAAATTCATAATGCCACCAAAACCAACTAAGGTTGTAAAAACATAGTCACTTTATAAGAAGGATGAATCCCCTATTTATATTTCTTATAACGATTCTCGTCATTATTGTATTGGGTGCCATATACATGTGGTACTTTACACCAAAATCCGATGAGACACGGGTTCTTGGTCCCTTTGTACTAAAAGGAACACCGTCCGAGCACGAGCCTGCTGGAACCTCATCGCTCCGGTCGGTTCTAACACAGGCACAATTGAACCAATCACTCAAGAGCAACTTCACAATGGGTTTTTTTATCTATATTGACAAAGTTAACGCAGAGCGTATACCATTTGCGGGTCCAGAAGGTGATTACCGTTTCAAACCACTTCTAAAGATACTTGGTGTCGGTGAATTTGTCCTGGACCCCGTACATCAAAAGGGACTCCTTCGGCTCACTCCTCTCGTTGCACCGATGATAGAGCATAATAGTGGAGCACCGCGCGCCGAGATCGACCGTATTTGGAATGCTCGATGGAACCAAGTTACAATTGCCGTTGAGGGTCGCTCCATTGATTTATATGTCAATGGCAAACATGTGACATCACTTATCTTAGAAAATGTTACGTGGTCAAATCCTACAGGTGTTCTTCTAGAAACTTCTCCGGATTTTTGGGGTCAAGCAGGTATGATACAAGCTTGGCCACGACGACTTACCGAAAGAGAAATTTGGGAAAATTACAAACAGGTGACTGATATATATGGTAAGCCAAATATCCCGGATATAGGACCTACATATGAAGGTATCTGGAAACAGCTGTTAAATCTTATGTGCCACGCGGGCTTCTGCCCGAATACAAGAAAGAAAGGGAAAAAGGGGAAACAGCCAAGCGGACTGGAGTACGTGGATTACGAATACGCCTGAAGATTTTAACACGATAGGTTAGAAGAATTATGAACGCCGCCAGACAGTTCTATGCCAACAATTCCGGCTTGGTTCAAAATGTCCTCTACATCCTAACGGTTGTAGTTGTGTGCTACCTTGTCTACAGCTACTTGACGGCGGGCTCCAACGAGGAGCGCTATGTGATTCAGCTGGATATGAGCAGTGGATCACTCACCCCATATGGATTACAGGGTAATTCGTCTAGCGCTGCGCTTCCTAACCCCGCCGCATCAACAGGCGATTCTAGCACACCCCAGACAAGCTACTGTATCAATATGGATAACACTGAGGCGCTCGGCAACGCAAATTCTAGCCGTGCTCCTCGCCCGATGCTCCGCATTAAGGAGGGCAGCGACTTCACATTCAGCTGGTGGATGTATGTTAGCGCGTGGAACAGCAACCGTATGGGTGTAATTAAGCCGGTCATCTGTATCACGGACCCCACGGTCTCCGATCCCAGCTCCGGCGGCGATTCGGCGTACATCATGGTCTCCTTCTTATACCCCAACACCAACAAACTCGGCATCCGTTTCCACACACGCCCTACTGCGGCAAATGAGGTCACCTGGATGCAGAACTTCACGCAGTGCGCGAAGGACCCCGCGGCGGCGCAGCAGGCGTTCTCTAACTCTGGCTCATCGCCTGTCTGCGATATCAACGATATTGATATGCAGCGCTGGCTCAACTTTACGGTTGTTGTCTCCGGTCGCGTAGTGGATGTGTACTATGACGGCAAGCTCAACCGCTCCTGCGTACTTCCGGGTCCAGTTGTCGGCTCATCCAAGGGTCTCCAGTTTGCAAATACATCGCTCGTAGGTGGGTTCAACGGCTACCTGAACGGCGCATTCTTCGCCGGTAAAGCACTCACCCCGGACCGCATCTATGGTCTCTACCAGGCGGGTCCCCAGGGCACAACCAGCATTGTGCGTGCTCTATTCACAAAGCTCGGCATTAATATGAATTACAGCGGCGGCTCGCGCTGGACGAACTTCCTGTAATCTTAAAGAGTCATTGATCAATTCTCCATTTATAAAACCAATTATAAATAGAGGAAATGGATTCTACCGCATCCGGTGTAATGGGTTTTGCTTTAGGTCCTGGGCTGGCATCCCAGTTATTTATCGTCATTGTTACAATGTTGGTATTACAATTTATTATGACTATAGTTGAAAAGATCAACGAATTCCTGAACAAGCTGGATCGTCAGGCGGTCGTACTCTTTGATAATACAACGGCGACCTATGTTGAGATTCCTCAGGGTACCGATACAGGATTCCCCATTCTGTATAATAGCCGTGACGAACAGTATGGCGCATCATTCTCGTATTCTATGTTTGTCTTTATCCACCCTGATACCTTTGAACAGTCAGACCATCGCGATAGCTGCGCAAAGAACACACCCGGTCATGATATGGGTACCGCACCAGTGAAACTCAAGCACATCTTCCACAAGGGAAGTGATAGCGGTTTCCCCAATCTTGCACCCGCTGTGTTTGTTGAGAGCAATACCAACACGCTCCGCGTTTACATGAACACGATTGACTCATGGAACAACTATGTAACCGTACCAAACATTCCAGTTGCCAAGTGGTTCCACTTAGTAATCCTACTCAAGGGCAATAACCTGGATGTGTATGTCAACGGCAACATTGCGGTCCGCATGAAGATGGCAACGGTACCCAAGCTCAATACGGGTCCTCTCTATGTCATGAAGAATGTTTACTTCCCTGATAAGTCTGGCTATGATGCACATCTCTTTGCAGATTACAACATTTCTGGACCGATGAAGGGCATGGTGTCCCGTCTCAAGTACTTCTCGTATGCGCTCAACTACGCGCACATCGACTCTCTGTACCGCGAGCGCGCAAACACAACAAGCATTGTCCAGCCGTCCACGGATGTGAATGGCGAACAGCCTCCCTACCTCTGGGACGACTGGTGGGTCAACAAGTACTAAATTGTCGGTCTTCGGCGTTTTTTATATGAATTCATGTATGAAATCGTATAAAAATTGGAAGAGAGAATCGTAGGCGCTTTAGCGTGCGAATTTGAGACCACCCAAACCGCTGCTAATCTCCAAAAAGTTCAGCGTCTCTACAAAAGTGTAAAGATTGTATGTATAACCCGCCAGGTAAGGAATCGGCCAAACATCAACATCCATCTCCAAACGGTCAATACGGCTTGTATTAAGACTGCCTGTTGGCTGTTCAATCGTAGATCCATCGAGAGAGAAACTATACGCACTAATTGGCCACATTTCATACTGTGTTCCAGCCGTCAAGTTATCAACTGGTGCTGCATCTCCTTGCATATAACGGAATGGCACATACTGAGTAAAATAATTGGTATCCTCGCTATCAAACAATTGATTACCATTTGCCGTAAAAAATGTGTTGAGTAAAATATCACGCTGCACACCTGGTAAATTGATACTTGTACGACCCAGTGAACCACTCGTTGTAACATTGGGATAAACCGCTGCGTACGAATTGTTATATTTTGGAATTACAATTGGACGATTCGTTCCCAATGTATACATCCAATTCGTCAAGTTCGTACTTTGATTGCGATAGGTGAGCGCATCACTGCGTCTGGCAAAAAATATCAATCGGGTCGCTATATTATGTACATCCAATCTATATGTATTTCTTGTTGAAATTCCATAAAATGTAAACCACTGGACTTGTCTCACATTGTAACGCAGAGTCCTATTTGTAAACATTAATCGCACATCATCCTGTAAGAATGTATAGGTTGCTTCCAAAGTCGCGTTGAGCGGCCAACCATCTAACAAGGGTACCGCACCTGAAATATCCGTCAAAAAGAACTTCATAGAACCACTTAAATCGCTGCTGCCTCCATACAGGTTTGTCATAGAGAGCGGAATATTGCCATAGTACTTTTGGTTCCAAATCTGGGTATATCTATCAATAGAGGTTCCGTTTGGTAAATAAGACGGCGCAAGCGTCTGGACTCCTGGTCGTACCCTGGCTCCTGACAAATCCAGAGTGGTGTATAAATCACGAATCGGGCGCAACTGAATTGTCACTTCACAATCGTGATACTGAAGACCTACGAGTGGTAGTGCATTTGCCGCAAAATCCGAAAACCATAGACCCAGCGGGATACGAAGAATACGACCAGGAATGGATGGTAGATTATTCTGTCCTGGCATCGTATTGTTTGGATTTCCACGCCACGCAATTACATGAGGATATCCCTGCCCCGCCGGCACACTCGGATCCGAATAAATACCGTTTGCCGGATCAAAACATTCAGGAATATCACCCACCATAATACGCCATTTATTATATGTATCACTATCGTAATCTAACATCGCACGGGCAGAAATCCAGTCGCTATTAAACTGCTGTATAATCTGTCCGCCGATCGTAAACGTAATTGTATCAATCATACGAACACCAATTTGACGAACCCATGCAAACTCATAGGCACGATCTACACTAAAACTAGATCCGCTAGGTCTCAGGTAAGCTTTGCTAAAAATATCGGGCAGAGTCATTCGTAGTACCAAATCACTCAATAGATCGCCTTGACGGGGAATTTTGGTTTTTAATAAGATAGGCGCATCGGTCAACAAGAGATTCGGTCCGTCCAACGGAATTTGAATCGGTTCCTGAGAAAAATGCGTATAACGCTCAAACGACTTATAAAAGTAGGTTGTTTGAGGATTTCCATTGAGAATAATGTTCTCATTTCCGTAACAAACTAATGCTAGTAAGCCGCCCGGCATATCTAATCGGGTAAGGATAATTCCTAAAGAGTAAAAGACGCACACTAAGTTAGAAGGTTTATATAATGGCAAGTAATGCTGTTTCTGCTGCTGTAATAAATAGTGTAAATTCCTCCTCTTCGGTAAGCCTCCCTCAGTTCTCTACTACAACCTCATCCCTTACTACACTAATTATATTGGTTGCTGTCATTGTGGCGTGTGTCGGGATGGCAGTGCTTTTCCAATATTATAAATGGCACGAAAGCCCGTGGTGGTCCGATCGGGCTAAAGCGAGTAGTCACCTATGGGACTGGATGGACTCTTTAAAGGACATGACATCGCTCAATTTCTTTGGATCCATGAAAGATATACCCAGTCCGGTCGTT